CCCAATTTCACCCATCATCATGCTCTAATCGCTCTCACATATCTTCATTAGCTTTATTTTACTCTAATGGTGCTATGTCAGCTTCAATAGCCTATAAAATAACTATTGCACTCACTGTAGATCAATTAGCTTTTAGTACTAAGTACAGTGTACTAACTCTATTTGATCTGACATATCATCATTACAGTAATCAACATACAGTATGATGATTAACTACTACTGAGTATTTAGTATTAAGTAATAAGTATACTGTATATATACTATATACTATATATATACTCTATATACTATATACTGTATACATTATATATACACTGTCTTCTATATACTATATACATATATACTATATACTATGCAAAAAAGACATAATGCTTTAGCATTATGTCACACTTACTCAGTAAAGGGTTAGAAAAAAAGAGGGTATAGTTACTAAAAAACAAATAGGCCTAAGCCTATTTGTTCTTGGTACACTAGATCTTGTCTAGCTCTGCAGGTGTACTCTCTGCAGTCTCCTCTGCTTTCATTCTCTCCATTAACCCTTTTGGTCTTTCCATTCTTGCTACTAATGTGGTAGCAAATGCAGATTCCATTGCAGGGCTTATCTTACCCAGTGCTTCTAATCTGCCCACATCTTTTCTTGTCTCACTACCGTCTAGGGTGAAATCACCAGAGTCTTTCTTGTACAATGGCAGTTCATCTCTCAATGGGTCCATGTACATGGTAACCAATTGTGGTGCACCTGTAACCTTATTGGTTCTCGGGTACTTCTTAAACTGTGGTGATGATGTGAACTCTTTCAGTTCATCTTTACTGCCCACAATACTGTACACATGAAATACTTTACCTTTTCCTGGTCCTTCTTTCACTTGCACATAATTTGATTCATAAATTGCTTTCATAGCTGTAGTTGTTTATTGGTTTATAAAATTGTTATCAAAATAAGTTAAGGGTTAGAAAAAAGAGGGTTGTTGGAAAAAACAAAACAGGATGCACCTGTTCTGTTTGCTGGATGACTAATCCTTGTTTGGGTCTTATACACCAAAGTCATAAGGTGATGCCCTATAGTTGGGTTACATCATATGTATTACATATATAGTATCATCATTAGTTCAGATACAATTGTAATACAAATTCAGTAAAGGGTTAGAAGAAAGAGGGAATACTAAAAACAAAAAAGGCCGAAGCCTTTTATGGTTGCATTTGTCCTACTTTGGATGCACAATTTTCCCAACTACTTAATTGGGTCCATGATCTTGCAGTTTCTGTTTCATTTGGAAATGTTAAAGTAATATACTTACCATTTCTACTGACCACATGCTCTTCATAGTTCTCTACTGTGATACTGTCTTCATCAGCATCTTTGTTTACATATATCTGTTTCTTCTTTACAGTATTATATGTATAGGTTACATCTTTAGTCCATTTGTTGTACATTAGAAATGTACATAGTTTGTTATCTAGTACAGACTGCTCACTGATAGTAGGCTCTGTATAGACGCCTAATATTATCTCTGCAGCAACATCTGTATTCGGTGTATTACCTAGTATCTCTATTATTGCAGGAACTTGTTCTGCATTGAACTTAGTACTCAATGCAATTTCTAATACTGTTTTCATATACATATATATTTAATTGGTTTATAATTATTTTGAGTTTAGTTAAGGGTTAGAAAGAAGAGGGAATAGGAAAACTAAACAGAGCTATTGCTCTGCTTGTTTCTCTATCTTTTCTCTTAATGCAGCTAGTGCATCAAATGCACCAATATCATAAGGATCTGGTATAACATCTGCCTCTAGGTCTTTACCTATTCTCTCATAGATAGCATCAATAGATTCCTGTATCATCTTTAGTATTCTATTATCCATAACTGTAAGTTTTATTTGTATTCAGTTAAGGGTTAGAGAAAACTATACTGTAATAATCTACAGGAATCACTCACTGAAAAAAAAAGTATATGGCTATATGCCATATACTTTGCCAATGGCCCACTCAGTGCGGCCATTGTATACCTTTGTGAAGAGGTCAACAGTGTAAACGTTGCCCTCTTGCAAGCCTATTTTTGCACAATAGGCCTTGCCAAAGGTATGCCAGGTTTTGTTGATTATATCAAAACCGGCATAACACCAATCAAACTTGCTTTTGCAAAGTTTTATTTGTGTTGTCTTGAAATCTGGAACGGTAGTGGAAGTTTTCATAGTCTAAATATTTAATTTAGATTCAGTTCAGGGTTAGCCAGACAGACACACTACAACACTTTTTCTCCGAAGGAAAAAAGTTTGGTGTGGTTGGCTGAAATGAAGTGCCCTGCCAGCAAAGATAGGGGGTACCCCTAGCTGCAGCTTGGGCCGGGGTGCTTTCATTGGGGCTCCATCTCCATCTCTTATATACGGTGGTAGTAAGGCCGGGGGGTAGTAACCTTGGTTAAGTGTACCCGGAGTCTGAGGTAGGGGAGAAAATTATTATAAAAAATTTTTTGTATATCCGGAAATAGTGCTACATTTGTTGTGCTACTTTTTATATATTCTCCAATAATTATTTATTGAAACTAACCCTAGTTAAAACCTAGGGTTTTTTTTATGGAGTTTAGTTATGGTTACAAAAATATTTTTATATTTGTTGTACCAACAAACTGTATATGAAAAGTATTATTAATGAGTCTAAGACTATTTTGTCTATTGTCTCTAAATCAGATGGAGAAATAGAGATTCAGATGGCACAAGTATCTGAGGAATCCAAACCAACTTTGATAGGTATACTGGAACAGTTAAAGTTTCAATTGTTGTCACAGGATGAAGAACCTGTACTTCCTATATTATTAACTGATAAAAGATTTCTAGCATAATGGTAAAGAGATATGTAAAAAAACCTATTGAGGTTTACGCAGTTAAATGGAATGGAGATAATAGATCTGAGATCTTTGAGTTTGTTGGTGACTATGCTAGCTTTGTTGTGTCTAAAGATTCAGCAAATGTGCAATTGGTTATAGATACTTTGGAAGGGCCTATGAGATCTAGTGTAGGAGATTATGTTATTAAAGGAATTAAAGGTGAGTTCTATGCATGTAAACCGGATGTGTTCATGTTGACTTATGATAGTGTAATAAAATAAATTAAATATATGGAAACAGAAACTAAAGGAATGGAAATGGAACTGAATGAAACTAAGATAAAGTCATTTGGTGAGATATTAGCAGAGACTGAGTTCAGTAATGCTAATGATGATACAGTAAGTAAAGTAAGGAGAATGATTGCTGAGATTGCTAACATACTTAAGGATGATTATAATACAGCTTATAAATCTCCAGTAAAGAGTTTGTTATTTGATCATGCAATAGGAGAATTAGTTGGTGCTCAAACAGCAGTAGAAAAAGTAATTAATTTTAATAAATAAATATCATGGAAAAATTATTTGGAAAAAGGGTGTTGATAAACATACCAGAAATGAAAGAATCAACTATTCAGTTGAATGATTCTGACAAAGAATTACTACAGAAAGAAGCTATTAAGAAATGGTCTCAGTTAGAAGTATTTGCTGTTGGTGATGAAGTAGAGAAAGTACAAGTTGGTGACAAGGTATATGTACAAGGTTACGGATTAGAAGGTGCAGAGAAAGTTGAAATTGATGGCGCAATGAAATTGATGGTAAAAGAATTTGATATTGCTTTTAAATATTAATTAATATGTCACCGCAGGAAGAATATATATATGAGACTATGGGAAGTGCAACAAGAGAATGGCATGAGGAAGAACTTAGATATCAATCTCCTCTTAAAGTAGAAGCTGAAGAGTTGTTTTGTAAGAAGCATAGTGCTGTTAGACCTGCTCATTATGGTGGGAAAGATAATATATATGAAGTCTTTAATGTATTAGAAGCTTGGGAATTAGATAAAGATTTCTATCTAGGTAATGTTATTAAGTATGTAGCTAGAGCTGGAAAGAAAAATAAATCTAAAGAAAAGGAGGATTTACAAAAAGCTTTAGTATATTTGCAAAGAAGAATTGATTCTTTATAGTCTGCGTGTTTTAAATGGTTAATTGGGAATCCCTGGAACTTTTGTTCTGGGGATTTTTTTTATTCATGAAATTTTTGTATATTATAGTATATAAAAACTACATATTAAAATGGATATACTTAATTTTATTTCTTGGCTTAAAAATGGTAAAAGGTTTGTAACCTCAGTAGATCCTACTAAAGCTTTATTACCTGTAGGACAAAAAGATGGCAGAAGAGATGATGACTATCTTGCTGGTGCAATGACATTAACTAATGCAGTACAATCAGGTAATGTTGGTAATACTAAACATTATGAGTTAGATATTACAGCTACTCCTGTTGTAACAGTAGATACTCCTCGTGGTATTATTGATATCCTTGGTATGGGCTCATCTGTTCCTTTAACTCCTGATCCAGCTTATGCTAATTCAGTATCTTTTATTATTAATAATCCAGATCTAGATCTTACCGTAGGTAATAAAGATAACATATATGTACAATACTCTGTATATTACAGCAATACTATAACTGATAATGCTATTCCATA